TCTGTATCCAGAACCGTGACAATCACATTCCAGCCAAAAGTATACTGGGGCAAGACTAACAAAGCATCACTCGAAAATGGGGATATCCTTGCGTTAGAGGGTTCTGCGCTTGCAGGCGGCAGAGGACGCAGTTTTACAGTAAATGCCGGAGCAGGTGAGAAGATCGTGTATGCGATCCCAGCTTCATTCGGTACGCCTACATTTAATGTCGGTGGTTTTGACGGTGGATTTAAAAAAGTGCAGACATTAGAATTTACCAATGCATCCGGATATAAACAGAACTATGATGTATGGATGTCAGTAAACGCAGGACTTGGATCTACAGCAGTTACAGTAAAATAAGGAGGAGGTTTGAGAGATGGCACAGAGTATTGACGGAGGTGTAGTAATTGTCAACACCTTATCGACAAAAAACAATGGGGATTATCCACTGTGTATGGCGGAAAGCGTACAGCTCTCGGAAGGAAAATCCGTCGAGCAGAAAATAGGGGAACTGGAAGCAGGAGCGGGAAATGAAGTAATTACAGAAGAAGAGATTAATGGATTGTTTTAAAGAAAAGGAGAGAGAAGAACATGGCAAAATTTTTAGATTTAACAGGACTTGGAACATTTAAAACAAAGATACAGGAATGGGTGAACACTCGTCTAAACAGTGAAGTTACAATCAAAGTCGTAAAAGTGAACGGACAGGCATTAAGCCCAGATGGAAGTAAGGCGGTTAATGTGGATCTGTCCACCTATGCGATCAAAACAGAAGTAACAAAGGAAATCGCACAGGCTGTAAGCGGAATCAAGGGCTTTGATGCACAGGTTGTATCATCCTTGCCGCAGACCGGAGAAAAAGGAATCCTGTATCTGGTGGCAAACAGCGGATCCGGTCAGAATATCTACGATGAGTATTTATGGGTAAACGGAAAATATGAAAAACTGGGAACTCGTGAGATCGATTTGACTGCGTATGCGAAGAAAACAGAGCTCCCGACAAAAACAAGCCAGCTGACAAACGACAGCGGATTTCTGACAGGCGTGCCGGCGGAATATGTGACAGAAACAGAACTGAGCGGGAAAGGATATCAGACAGGTGCCCAGGTAACACAGGCGATTACAAACGCCACAGAAGATATGGCAACTAATACAGGCGTAGAAGAAAAGTTGGAAGGTTATGCTTTGAAAACAGAGATTCCTACTGTAGAAAGCATTTCAAACTCAGAGATTGATTCATTGTTTACCGCGTAAAGTGGGGTGGTTAAATGAAATATTTAAGTTGGACAGGACTACAGCATTTTTACGACAGATATATATCACCACTCAAAGAAGTTGCAAGAACCGGAAGATATGATGATCTGATTGAAAAGCCGGAAATTGTAAACAATACAACAACGGAAAAAGAAGGGACTATACTGGATGGAAGAGTGGGGAAAAAGCTGGGAACAGATATCTCCAATATATGGAAAAATCTGGATCAATTAAATGCAAAAATAGGAATAGAAAGTACCATACAATTCATAACAGTAAAGCAAAAGGTTATAAATTTGCAGAATAATGACTTTTTGGCAATAGCTACAATAGGAGAGTTGACCAACAATAAAGTCGGTGCAGATGAGTTAGATCGTTTGTATATCCAGGCACAAAGTGCGGACGAAACAGCTAATAGAGCATTTATAATAGCCACGACTATGAGACCGAATGGACAAGTGCTTGTGAAATTAAGTGAAGTCGGCAGCGGAGTGATGCGAGTTTCTTTTCTGTGTGCAGTGACTGGAAAGGCACAAGCAAGGGAAGAAACAGAAGATATTTTAATTGCAGAACAAGAATTTCAGGCAAAAACGTTGCTAAACAGATTTGATGAGCATGGAAAGATGATCATTCCAGATGCGATAGATGCAAATACATTAGATCCAAATGGTCCGGCGGTAGAAATTGTATAGGATGCGGAAATGACGGGAAATTAACAATTTGAATACAGGAAGGAAAGTGAGGATATGAAGAAAATGAATTATGCAGAACCAATTATTGATGTTTATAATGCGATTGTAGGAACGGTCGTTGCTGTTCTCTCGTACATCCTCGGAGAACATTGGATTTTATTTGTAGCATTTTTGCTTTTAAATATTGCTGATTGGATAACAGGATGGATGAAGAGCAGAATGGCTAAGAAAGAAAATTCTGTTAAAGGATGGAAAGGCGTATTAAAGAAATTAGGGTACTGGTTGATGATTATGGTAGCATTTGGAGCAAGTGCAGTATTCATAGAAATAGGAAAGACTATCGGAGTAGATTTACAGGTTACAACATTACTTGGATGGTTTGTACTTGCAAGCTTGCTTATTAACGAGATTAGATCGATCTTGGAAAATTTTGTAGAAGCTGGATTAAATGTGCCAGTTGTTCTTATCAAAGGATTAGAAGTTGCAGATAAGTTGGTAAATAAAGACGATAATACTAAATAATGAATGTTTATGGAATGGGGGGTGGTTCCAATGTGTGTATAAATATAGAAACTCGTAAATAAGTAAAGAATAGATTATGGAGGTATTATTTTATGGCAAATTTAGAACAATTCATTCAAAATATGATAAACATGTGTAATGACAATTCATATGGCTATCGTCTCGGAGGATGGGGACCAAAGGATTACGATTGTGCAAGCTCCATCATAACAGCATTGCGAAATGCTGGATTTGATACTGGATCAGCTACATATACAGGCAATATGGCAGCAGAGCTTTGTGCGAGAGGATGGACAAGACTGTCAGTTGGCACTTCATTGAACAGAGGAGATATTCTTCTAAATGAAGTGAATCATGTGGCATTATATGTAGGTAATAACCAGCTGGCTGAATTTTCTTCTGATTACGATGGAGTTTCAGGAGACAGCAGCGGAAAAGAAGCGAGTGTGCATGGGTATTATAATTTCCCGTGGGATTGTATTTTGAGATATAAAGGCAACACAGAAACGGAAGAAATTAAGAATGTACATTTATATGAATGGAACGGGGGAGATAATCAGCGGTGGAAGCTGATAAAGGACACAGATGGATTCTATGAAATGCAGTGCAAAGGAAATGGTCTGTTTTTGGATGTACATGAAGGTAAAGATGAGAATGGACAGAATGTTGTAGCCTATAAAAGGAATGGAACAAATGCTCAGAAATGGAAGATAATTCCAGTAAATGATTCAATATTAGGGAATTTTGCGTTTGAACTCGCTCCGAAAATCAATACAAATAAGCGTTTGGATGTGTTTGGAAATGGAGTAGACAACCATACAAATATCGATATTTATGATACAAATGGTTCAGATGCGCAGCGTTTTTACATGAGACCAATCGGAGAGGGCTATTATCAGATTATCAATATCAACAGTTTAAAATCTGTTGATGGAGGCGGAATCTTATAATAGTGAAAAGAGAGCTTGGAAACAGGCTCTCTTTTATTATGCAAGGAGGTGAGAACATGAGCGAACAGAACGAATTTGGCAGAGTATCCGCAGAGGAACTGGAAAAGGTATTTGAGACAGAAGAACAGGAGGAACAGGAGTAATGAGTATCTGTAGAGGAATTGCCGGCAGGAGAGGGAAGAATCCTGTCGGTATTTTTATCCACAATGATGCAGGTGGCAATTCTCTGAATGCAGCTTATTGGGCTAATTCTTTAGCAAATGGTAGTCAGAACAAAGAAAAAGGGTTCGCTCACGCATATTGCGGTAGCGATGGTGTTAGGCAGGTAGAGGATGACGCAAACTGTGCTTGGCATTGCGGAAATACAGACGGCAATATAAATTACCTGAGCATCGAAGTTTGTCAGAGTATGGGAGATTTGAACACATTTAAAGCAAATGAGGAGCGCGCTTTACAGTGGTGCGCTCAAAAGTGTAAGCAATATGGAATCACGCCTAATGAAAACACAATCCGATTGCATCAGGAAGTGTTTGCAACCGCTTGTCCGCACAGATCAGTGGAGATTCACGGCGGTGCAGCGCAGACAAAAGCCTATTTTATTAACCGTATCAAGGAGCTTATGAACGGAAACCAAAGCACAACGACAGATCAGGAAGGAGTAGAGGATATGCAGTGTATGTTTACAGTAGAGGGAAAAGGATGTGTTTATTGGATGCATGATGGAGTGGTTACAGCTTTAGCACACCCTGACGAGTTAAAAATCATTCAGCAAATTTATAAGGATAACTTTGGAAAGGATATGCCATGCTACAGTTGGGGGAAAAGTGCACCATGGCATGTGAGACTAATAAACCCATTGTATCGGGATCCAGTCAAAACCATCTAA